AGGATTAAAAACACTGGCGGCGGATTTCGACGCCATGACGGTAGCGTTCAAAACCAGTTTGATGAACCCTGCGGAAAAGGGACAATAATGCCGGTACTCATGCGTAAAAAGCAGAATCTGTCCGAGGCGCAGTTTGATGACTTCGTCGCCTCTTTGCGCAAAAAAATCAACGAGAGCGTCTCGCCGTTTGAAAATGACACGCCAGAAAAGAAGCGCGACAGGATAGCCCGCTGCGCTGATCCACTCACATTCATGCAAACCTACATGCCGCATTATTTTCCTTCCGCGCCTGCCGACTGTCACGCCGAATGGTGCGAGATTGCCGACACGCCCGGCCTTAATCTGATTGGTGCGCCGCGCGATCACGCCAAGACCACTGTGGTTACTTTCGGCCTGCGTGTTTACCGGATCGCCCGGAAACTGCGCAAGTACATCATGCTGGGTTCCAATATTCATGATCAGGCAAAACGCTTCAGCGTGTCGATCAAGGTTGAGCTGGAAGATAATCCCCGATTACGCCACGATTATGGCGAGGCTATTGCTAAAACAAGAACCTGGTCTGACGACCTGTTTGTCACGAAAGGCGGCACGATGGTCGAAGCTCTGGGCAGAGGCGATCAGTGGCGCGGCAAGAAGTTCGGCCCTTACCGGCCCGACGATATCGGCCTGGACGATCTGGAAGATAATGCCACGGTCAAAAGCCCGGCGGTCACCCGCGCCATTGTCGAATTCATTCAGGGAGAAGTCCTGGGCTGCATAGAGGGCGATTGCTCAGCCACGATGGTCGGCAACGTCTTCCACGCCAAGAGCGCCATTTCGCAATTGATCGCCGCCGAGAATGAAGACACCGGCGAGAAACTGTACAACTCTAAAGTTTACGACGCAGTGGTTGACGAAGAAAAACAAATTACCTTATGGCCTGCCCGTTGGCCCTGGGATAAACTGATGCGCCGCAAGTCACTGGTCACTACCCGTATATTCAACAAAGAGTACCGCAATAAATCAACGGAAGAGGACAGCCCTTTTCCGCAGGAGACGGTCAGCTATTTTGAGCGCGTTGAACTTCTCCGCGTGCCGTTGCTCTATGCCACCGGCGTCGATCCGGCCAGTACCGCTGGCAGCAGCAGCGATTACCGCAGCGTGGTTACCTGGGGACTGGAACGGGTGAAAATGGAATTCTTCTGTATGCATGCCTGGATCAAGCGCCGCTCAATCGGCGAGTTCTTTGCCGCCGCTTACGCTCAGCATGATGATTACCCGGGGCCGGTCATTGTGGAAGAAAACATGCTGAAGGATTTTCTGCATGAAGCCATCCAGAATTATGCCAAACAAGTGGGCCGTTATTTGCCCTGGCAACCAATCCATCATTCCACAAGCAAGATCGACTCGCGCATTATCGGCACCTGCGAATATTTGTGGGAACACAAGAAAATGCATTTTGAGAAGCGGCACAGCGATCAAAAGATATTGGAAGAGCAGTTTATATACATCATGAATCCAACCGTGCATGACGACGGCCCGGATGCTTCCGAGATGGCCATCAGTAATTTGCAGCACGGTAATGGAATGATCGAATTTCAGTCGACCGGTACCCGGCGTGTTACATCCGGGGCATCCATGAACTCTTTTTTGGGGGTCAGAGGGTAAAAATGAATCAAGGCAAAAATGCCCCACAATCAATTCAGCCGGTTTTTGCTCCCAATGGGCAGGGAGTTTCATTGACACTTGTTTATAAACAAGCGTCGAGCGAAACAGGGGCGAAATTATCATGATACTCGACGCATTTGGCCGCGAAATTAAAAAATCAGCGGTTATGACCGACGAAGTGGCCACCATCCGGAAGGATATTGACACCTTTTCCGGCTGGCTTTTAAGGCTGGAAAACCCTGACCCCGTTTTACGAAGCGAGGCGGCGGGCAAGGGGCTAAAACTTTATGATGAGATTGACCGCGACGCCCATGCCGGATCGGTACTGCAACAGCGTATTATGGCCGTTGTCGGCAAAGAGTGGGAAATCACGCCAGCCAAATCGGCCAGAAGCAAAGGACGCCCGGCATCCACCAGCCAGGAGCAGGTTGTCGCCGATTACGTTGCCGATGTTCTGATGAACTGCAACTTCGACCAGGCACGGCAGGAACTTCTTAAGGCGATTCTTTACGGTTTCTATAACGCGGAAATCATATGGAAGGTCGCCAACGGCCATATTGCCATCAGCAAGCTGATCGGCAAACATCCGCGCCGTTTCATGTTCACGCCTGAGAGAGAACTGCGCCTGCTCACGTTGCAGAATATGATCGATGGCGAAATATTACCGGAGCGCAAATTCATTACGTTCACCTACGGCGACAGCGATAATCCCTACGGCCGGGGCCTCGGCCAGCGCCTTTGGTGGCCGGTATGGTTTAAAAAGAACGGCATTAAATTTTGGATGGTTTTCCTCGAAAAATTCGGGATGCCCACGGTCGTCGGTAAATATCCTCCCGGCACGCTGTCGGATAAGCAAACCAAACTGATGGACGCAATCGAGGCGATTCAGACGGATACCGGCATTATCATGCCCGATAATCAGGCCATTGAATTTTTAGAAGCGTCCCGCGCCGGGGATGTCACGCATGAGCAACTTTGCGAGTACATGGATAAACAGATCTCCAAAGCCGTGCTGGGGCAGACCGCCAGTACCGAAGGGACGCCCGGAAAACTCGGCAACGAGCAGAATCAGGAAAATGTCCGCCAGGAAATCATTGAGGCCGACGCCGATCTGCTCGACGGTTGCCTTAATGAGAACCTGATCAAGTGGATCGTTGATTACAACTTCCCGAATGTGACGGCCTATCCGAAAATCATAACCTACGCCGCCGCCAAACCGGATTTGACCGGACGCAGCGCTATCGACAAGTCGCTGGTGGTTGATATCGGCCTGCCGGTCGCCGTTGATTATTTCTATGAAACCTACGGCATTCCGGCGCCACAGGAAGGCGAAATACTGGTTATACCAGCCAAGCCATCCGCGTTTGGTCTTCCCGGACAAAACAATCTTCCGCAATTCGCAGAAAGCACAGAAAAGAACACGCCGGACATCATTGCCGAAATGGTCAGTAAAGAGTCACTTCCCCTTACCGACGCGTTTGTTGATGATTTAAAACATCTGGTGGCCACGGCGGCAAGCATGGAAGACCTGAAAGGCCGCATTATCGATCTTTATAGCAAACTAGACCCGGCCCAACTCGGTGCCGTTATTGCCAGGGGAATGCTCCTGGCCGAAGCCGCCGGACGTTATGATGTGCGTATGGAGCGTTGATGGAACCGACAAAAAAAAAGATCAAGGTTTCCGAACCCTCACTGGATACAGTTTTTAAACTGCCCTTTGCCGAACAGGAAGCTTTCTTTAAAAACAAGTTGAATATCCCGACTGCGCGATGGGACGATCTGTGGAAGGCCCAGCACTCAAAAGGGTTTATGGTTGCAGGCGCGTACAAGGCCGAACTTCTAGCCGACTTCCGCGATGCCGTGGAAAAGGCCATCAACGAGGGAACGACGCTGGAAGATTTCCGGAAGGATTTCGATTCCACCGTGGAGAAAAACGGCTGGAACTATAACGGGAACCGGAACTGGCGCAGCGCGCTGATCTACTCCACCAACATCAGCACATCCTATGCCGCCGGTCGTTGGGCCCAGCTCACAGACCCGGAACAATTACAGGTTCTGCCGTATCTGACCTACAAGCACGGGGATAGCAGAGTTCCGCGCCCGGCGCATTTGGCCTGGGACGGAATAACTCTCCCGGCGGATGATCCCTGGTGGCAGACCCACTACGCGCCCAACGGCTGGGGCTGCACCTGCCGGGTTTATGGATCAACGCGCAGCGAATACGTTAAAGCGCAGAAAAAGGGACTAGGCGAAGCGCCGCCATCGCCAATCGACGAAAAAACAGGCGAGCCCGCCGGAATAGATAAAGGCTGGGGCTACAATGTCGGCGAAGCGGCGGCAACACAGACGCACAAAATATTAGAAGGCGTGATCGCCCGGCTGCCTGAAGATATCGCCGCTAAATTGCGGAAGGAAATGAAGGGATTAAATGCCTGAAATCAGCATGAAAGTATATGGCGCCGAAGCCGTCACAAAAAGAGTCGGAGAAGTAGCGTCCCGGATGTCGAATCGGCGGCCTATCTTAAAGGCAATCGGCGACCGGATAGCCGAACAGACCAAACGCCGTTTTGAATCGGGCGGTCCTGCACCGTCCGGCGTGCCCTGGACGCCGCTGAAACCGGCGACACTGAAACGAAAAAAGCGCGCCAAAATATTGACTGAATCCGGCCAACTAAAGAGCAGCATCCGGTATCAAATGATCGGCAATAACACCGTGGAAATCGGCACAAATAAAATATATGCCGCCGTTCATCAGCTGGGCTTTAAGAAAATGAAGATTCCCGCCCGCCCGTATCTGGGCTTGAGCGAGAAAAACAGTGACGAAATTGTCGGCATCATCAACGAATACGTAATGGGCTCGCGGTAGGACGCGGGGCTGTAGAACAAGGGGTTGCAACCCCTTGTTCAAAGGAGGATTTAAAAATGAATTTTAAAGGCTTTGACGATTATATTCCGATCTTCAGGGGCGGAAAACAAACCGACAGTAACGGCGTTGTCCATGACGGCGATGCCCTGATTGACAAGGCTATCGCTAAATTCAATGCCGCCGTTCATGAGCCGCCCGCGTGTATCGGACATCCGAAAGACGATGCGCCCGCTTACGGCTGGGTGAAGGGACTAAAAAAAGTCGCCGATAAAACAGGCAATTTGCTGCTGGCCAGGTTCGGCCAGGTCGAACCTGCTTTCAGCGCAATGGTGCAAGAAGGCAGAATCAAAAAACGCTCTGCCGCGTTTTATCCGGACGGCACGCTGCGTCATGTGGCGTTCCTGGGCGCGATGCCGCCCGCAGTCAAGGGCCTGCCGGATGTGGCTTTCGCCGAAGGCGATGCGGCCAGCTTTGAGTATTCCGAATCGTTTGCCTGGGATTCCATCGCTGATGTTTTCCGGCGTCTCCGGGAATGGATTATCGAAACGAAAGATCAGGACACGGCAGACCGGATCATTCCGGACTGGAAAATAGATGATTTAAGATCGGCGGCCAACCCGCCTGCCGATGAACCGCAACTAACAAAGTACAACGCAAAGGAGGATAAGAAAAATATGTTATTCAAAGAAAAAATGAAAGCGTTTTTAGGTTCCATCGGTTTCGATGTCAGCAAGATTCCCGATGAGGCGATTCCGGGAGAGGCTCCGGCATCAACGGGCAGGCAGTTTTCGGAAGCCGATCTGGAAAAAATCAGAACAGATGCCGAGGAAAAAGGCAAACAAAAAGCGCAGGCGGAATTCGCCGAACAGCAAAAACAGACGCGGCTGGCCACCATCAAGACAGAGATCACCGCGTTCTGCGAATCGCTGATTAAAGCGGGCAAGATCACCCCGGCTACCGTAGCCTTCGGCCTGCCGGAAATCCTTTTTTCCATCGCCGGGGTCGATAATCAAATCGAATTTGGCGAGAAAAAAGAAAAGTCCACCGCTTTCGACCGCATGAAAGCGCTTTTGGAGTCGGCCACGCCATTGGTAACTTTCAGCGAAGTAGCCACACGGGATAAAGACGCGGGCGGCGCGAAGACGCGGGAGACAGTCATCGCCAAGTTTATGGAAGATAATAAAGTTGGCTACAAAGAGGCTGTGCTGGCCGTCTCCAAAGAAAACCCTGAATTATTCAAAGAGGAAGAATAGAAGCGGGTTCGTAATCTTAAAAAAATCTAATTCGAAAGGAGAATTAAAATAATGTTTGGACAAACAACAGGTTTAGAAAAAAGCGCAAAATGCGCGGCGATTATTGCAACGGCGTGGCTGATTGCAAAGCTGGGTGACGATGACGACACCTGCGCCCAGGCATCGGCGGCGACGGATGCGCTAATCGGGATATTGCAGCACGTAACGACCGCAATAGGCGATGATGTCCGCGTCATGCTGTCGGGTATTTCCCCGGTTGTGTACGGCGGCGCAATTACCAGGGGCGATCCCCTGACCTCGGACGGCAACGGCAAGGCGGTTAAGGCCGTCGCAGGTCAATCAATCGTCGGTTATGCAATGATATCCGGCGTAGCAAGCGACATCGGCTATTGCCTGATCAGCCCGCAGATTCTCGCGGCCAATCAGGGTGCGAACGGCACTACGTTCAAGGGCCTGGCTATTGCGACATTCGATCCTTCTGCCACTGTCGGTGAGCGTACCATCGCCAAACACGGGCTGGGCGTTTATCTGCCGGATAACGCGATTGTCGTCAGATCCTTCTACGAGGTTTTAACCACATGCACATCGGCCACTGACGCCGCAACAATCGCCCTGGGCGTGGATACGGATAGTGAAGCCGGAATCAAAGCGGCGGTAGCGATCAGCAACGGAGCCAACGCCTATGATGCGGGTCTGCATGAAGGCATCCAGGACGGCGCTGTAGCCAACGCCCTGACCAAGCTCACGGCACTGCGGGAGCTTTGCGCGACCGTTGCAGTAGAGGCGTTAACGGCGGGCAAACTCAGAATCTACGCGGAATACGTAGTCAGCATTTAATTTTTTAAAAAAAAGGAAAAGGAAAAGGAGGCAATACCTATGCCAGAAGCAAAAGCAATGCACAAAGATGCGGTGCTCTCCAATTTATCGGTCAAGTACCGCAATGATGCCATGATATGGCCGTTCGTGATGCCAATCGTTAAAGTCAACAAAAGATCGGATATTTATTATGTCTACAACAAAGATGACAGTTTCAAACTGGTCGATGACCGGCTCTCTCCCAAAGGGATGGCCAACGAAATCGACTGGGGCGTGGCCGATCAGAATTATTCTGTCAAGGATCATGCCCTGGGTGATTGGTTGCCGCAGGAAGCCATCGACAATGCCGACAATCCACTCCAGCCCGAAATAGATACAAACGATTTTCTGAATATGAGTCTGGATGTGGCTCAGGAGAAAAGGGTCGTCGACAAAGTGTTTGCTGCTGCCTCTTACCCTGTTGGCAACAAAACCCAACTCGCGGGTAATTATAAATGGGGAGGCACTACCGATGATCCTATCGGTGATGTACAGACGGCAATTGAAGCCTGCTTCCAGCGCGCCAATGTTTTGGTATTCGGCGTGGATGCATGGTTAAAATTCCGCAAACTTCCCGAAATCCTCGACGCCGTTAAGGCCGTGGCAGGCGCGACGCTTAAGGGCGGTATGGCCTCTGCGCCGGATGTTGCGCAGTTGTTCGAGGTGGAGAGAATATTAATCGGCAGAGCGCGATACAACGCTGCAAGACCAGGGCAAGCCGCAACTTACACGCGGCTCTGGGGCAAGCATTGCGCAGCTCTCTATGTTGCACCGAGTCCGGGAATCAAAACCATTACGTTCGGAGCGACCTTTGCCGAAACCCTGCGTTTTACCGCAAGAGATTTTGATGCCAAACGCGGATTGAAAGGCGCGCATTACATCAGACCCGGATGGAATTCCGACGAAAAAATTATCGCCAGCGATTGCGGCTATTTCATCGAAGACGCAGTGGCGTAACGTAACAACGGTCATTCCCGACCTGATCGGGAATCCAGGAATTTGACCTCAGCTAGAAGCCCTCTCTCCGGAGAGGCGAGAGGGCTTTTGTGGTGAGACCAAAAATTAGAAGATTGGACGATTAGAAGTTTAGAGGATTGAAAAAATGTATTTTAAAATTAATGCGCCGCAGCAAGATAAATACACCGGCATGGGCATGATAAATGTCTCTGCTGACCTATACCTCGAAAAGGGTGATGAGGGCTATGAAAAATATATTGCCGAGCATCTTGTCATGGTACCTGTAATACCTGAGGGCGGCTATACCGGCAAGGTTGATGAACAAGGCGCACCTGCTGACCAAAATGATTATGATAATTGGTTTAAATCATTACCAACCGTTCAGCAACTAAACCCCTTCTGCAATCATTCAATTCAGTTTGAACATGACGTCACCGAAGAAGAAATCCTCTGGTGTTTTGAATGGGCGTTAGGAATTACTCATTGGAACTATCTCATGGACGATTTGCATTGTCAGAAAAAAGATGAAAATGGAAATCCGTATAGTCAGGTTGTCAATCAACCATTTCATTATTCTGCACGGAAAGAATATTTTAAAATTATTTCACAACTTCCTTTGGGAAATCGTTCTGATTACATGAATGCTGAATTAGCTAAAGTAACAAAGGCCGAAAAAAGATTAGTAAAAGTTAAAAAAGTGGATTTTACCAAAGTCAAAACCACAGAGAAGTATAAGGTGAAGTAATGGCGTATGGAACAATTGACATAGGGGCAGGTGCTTCCAATTACGGCAGTTATCGAAATGGTGGATATACAACAGTATGTCAAACAAATCCCGCCAATGCCAATGGTGTATTAACGTCCTTTGAAGTTTGGTTATCAGACCCCGGCGGCGGTTCTGCAAAGATGGGTTCATTCTCTGGGAGTGATTCTAATTACACCATGAGAGATTATGAAACTCTTGGTAGTGTTACTGCTAATAGTAAACAGACATTTACAGGTAAAAATTGTGATGTTTCCTCTGGAGACTATATTGGGTATTATAATGCGGCGGGAACTTTGCGGGTTGAAAATACCGGCGGTTCTGGCAATTATTGGTACAATGGAGATGGATTTACTACTCCTTGTTCTTATAATCATGATTCCAACTATAAAAACGCTTTATACGCTACCGGCGTCACCATCCCCGACGCACCGACTGATGTTTCCGCTACCGACAACCTCACAGATAAAGTCACAATTACATGGACGGCAGGTACTGGAGAAACAGGCGGACATAGAGTCTATCGTGATGGAGTTGATATATCGGGCGTTGTCGCACATGGAACAGCTACCTATGATGATACAACAGCAGTTGCAGGGACGACATATTCCTACACAGTTAAAGCAATCAATGCTGCCGGATTTAGCGCCGCAAGCTCGGCGGATAATGGGACGCGCATCGTTGCCGTTATAACAATCACTGATACCGGCGCGGGCAGTGATGCCGTGACGCAGATTGCCGTTGGCCTGTCGCTCAGCGATACCGGCGCGGGTGCGGACAATCTCGGCAGCGGCGTTGCCGCCCGATTGCCTCTCTCCGACAGCGGCGCGGGCAGTGATGTCCTTGCTCAGGTTTTGGCCGCACTGAACGTTTCCGATACCGGTGCAGGTGCAGATGTCCTCTCCCAGCTTTTAGCCTCGCTGATCGTTACTGATACCGGTGAAGGTACGGACGCACTTGCCCAGGTGTTAGCTTCTTTGATCATTACTGATACCGCTGCCGGCAGCGACATTGTCGCCCAGCTTAAAGCTTTGATTTCCGTTGTCGATACCGGCAACGGCAGTGATGCCATCGCGCAGTTGAAGGCTTTGATCTCGCTTACCGACACCGGTGCGGGCAGTGACACAGTCGCGCAGTTAAAGGCTCTGCTTTCACTTACCGATACCGGCACAGGCAGCGATATAATTGCCTCGCTAAAAGCATTAATCTCTATTGCTGAGAACGGCACGGGCAGTGACGCTATCGCTCAGTTGAAGGTTTTGATTTCTCTTACCGATAGCGGCGCGGGCAGTGATGCCATCGCTCAGCTAAAGGCGTTGCTTTCTCTTACCGACAGCGGCACAGGCAGCGATGTAATCGTCTCGCTCAAAGCATTAATCTCTATTGCTGAGAACGGCACGGGCAGTGACGCCATCGCTCAGTTGAAGGCTTTGCTTTCGCTTGCCGATACGGGCGCAGGCAGTGACGCCATCGCTCAGTTGAAGGCTTTGCTTTCGCTTGCCGATACGGGCGCAGGCAGTGATGCCATCGCTTCGCTCAAGACTCTGCTTTCACTTACCGATACCGGCACAGGCAGCGATTTAATTGCCTCGCTCAAAGCATTAATCTCTCTTGCTGAAAATGGAACAGGCAGCGATGCCATCACGCAACTGAAGGCCTTAATCTCGCTTACTGATACTGGCTCCGGCGCGGATGTCATCGCTCAATTGAAGGCTATGATCTCGCTTACTGACACTGCCGCAGGCAGTGACGCTATCACGCAATTAAAAGCTTTGATTACCCTTGCCGACACGGGTGCAGGCAGTGATGCTATCGCCCAGTTGAAGGCTTTGCTTTCGCTTACCGACACCGGCGTTGGCAGTGACTCGGTCAAAATAATAAAAAATATTATTAAATTTATCACCGACGCCGGATACGGTGCTGATGCTGTATCGCAGATAGGAGCCGCGTTATCAATTGCCGACATCGGCGCGGGCAGTGATGCCCTTACCCAACTGAAGGCGTTGCTTTCTGTTATCGATACCGGCACAGGCAGTGATGTCATCGCGCAGTTGAATGCATGGCTCTCCGTTATCGACATCGGCGAAGGTGCAGACGGCTTTCCGGTAATTAATGTGTCTCTTGCCGTACCCGATTCCGGTTCAGGCACGGATATTATCAGCCTTGTTTCCGCACTAATTTCCCTCATTGATAGTGGTTCCGGCGAGGATAATGTCCCGGCAATTAACGTGTCTCTAACCGTACCCGATTCCGGCATGGGCATGGACGTCATCGGCATGATCGCTGTTCTTGTCTCGCTGGCTGATAGCGCCTCAGGCGTAGATGTCATTGTCAATTACAGGCAGGATTCCAAGCGCGTGGATATTACCTTCACGCCCAGGAAGCCAGGTATAAATATAACACCCCGAAAAGGGACAATAACTTTTACAAAAATTTAAGGAGGAAATTATGAAAAAGGCATTGATCAGTAACATTGGCAAAATCGGAGAAGCTCTCTCACGCTTATTCAGTAAGGTTCGAAAAATAACGGACAGAGTCTGGTACAAAACAGAATGGACAATCAGTAAATATGCGGATGAGGCGGCGTTCCTCGCGGGAAATCCGTTTGCAACAACCATAGTCAAAAATAATGTGCTTCTTAATGAAGGCATCGGCGAAATGATTGATCTGTTCTGTGGTATCGGCGGTACGGCATTTTCCGAAGCCAACGCATATATCGGCGTCGGCGACAGCGATACTGCCGCTGCGGCTACGCAGACCGCACTACAGGCAGTAACAAACAAAGCCTATAAAGCGATGGAAGCCGATTATCCTGTACGAGCCAATCAAACAGTCACCTTCCGTTCGGTCTTTGACGGCAGCTCCGGTAATTTCGCATGGAAAGAATTTTCTGTTGCCAACGGAAACAGTGATTTGTCCAAGAATTTAAACCGCAAAGTTTCCGATCAGGGAACAAAGATCAGCGGCCAGACTTGGACTGTAGACCTGGCAATTACGTTCTCTTAATGCGCAGCCTTTACCTCCCTCTCCCTTGAGGGGAGAGGGCTGGGGTGAGGGTGAACGGAGAAAAAATGGAAATCATTAACGAAGAAACAACCTTGGTTTTGAGATTATCATTCAAGGATGAAAACAGTGTCGGCGTTATTCCGACTGCGGCGCAGTACCGGATTGACGATGTCGAATCGGGCACACAGCTTCTGGACTGGACTAGCTTTGCGCCGTCAGCAATTACACACGATCTGACAATAACCGATGCGCAAAACGACATTCTGGATGCCGCGTTGGATTCGGAAAAGAAAAAGGTGACTGTTAAAATTACTTACGGGCCGCAAAATAAAAAGGCCACGGCGGACTATATCTATACCGTGAAGAATTTGTCGAAAATCACATAGGAGCGACGCGACAATGGCATACTGCATATTAGCAGACATCAAAAAGGCAATTCCGGAAGTCGTCATCATTCAATTAACCGATGACGATAACATCGGCGAAATTGTGTCAGCTAACGTCAACAAGGCAATAGCCGCCGCAGATGCAACGATTGATGCGTATTGTCAACGATACTATACAATACCGCTGAATCCTGTTCCTCCCAAAATAGTAGAAATCAGTGCGGATATCGCAATATATAATCTCTATTCCCGCAGTGATCTGCCATTGCCGGAAATACGCAAAGATCGCAACGATGCGGCAATTAAATTTTTAGAAAAAGTTGCAAAGGGCGATATCGATCTGGGCGCGGCAACGCCTGCGCCTACAGACACAAGCAATGGCGCAGAGTCCAACTGCGACAAAAGTGCGCGGATTTTTACGCGCGACAAAATGAAAGGGTTTTAAAATGCTGGAAACAATACAAAACGATATAATAGAGCAAGTAAAAGCCATCAAAGATATAAAGACTGCTGCCGCCTGGCAGGGGGACGTTGATTCCCTGCTGAAAATGCCGCAGAAGATGCCATCCTTGCATGTGGTTTATCAAGGTGCGAGATTTGAACCGTTCGATCAGGTCGGCGAACCAACAATATCATCGCTGGACTATCTGCTCATTTTAATTGTCCAGAACCAGAAGAGCAGGGAGGACGCATCTGCCGCCGCGTACACAATCATTGAATCCGTCCGGGACCAATTAACCGGGCATCAAATAGGCGCGTATGGTTTTCTTCGGCCCAAACTAGAAGATCTCCTCATGGCGGAGGGAGGTATCATTGCTTACGGCCTTACATACAGCATGGAAAATGTGCTGGTAGCAACGGAATAAAGGCGTGAAGAGCGAATGCGGAGCGACAGAACAAGGGGTTGCAACCCCTTGTTCAAGAAATAATAAAATCTGTTATTCCCCGGCTCGGAGACTGGCGAATGCCGGTTGACCGGGGAATCCAGGAAATTAAAAATAGGGGGTTAAAAAATCATGGCACAATACAAATTAAAAGATGGAGTTCAGGGCTTCACCGTTATCGACGGGGAAATGGCCGGAAAAAGTTTTAAGAGCGGAATTGCGTATGATGCAATTCCATCACAGGAAGCCGCGAAATTTTACGTGATCCCGGAAGCGGCAGTAGATGCACCTGCGGACATTGACGGGCAAAAGAAAAGGACAAGTAAATAATCCATTCTCTTGACTTCCCTCCCTTCGAGGGGAGGGATTGAGGGAGGGTGAAAAACAAACTGGATTCACGCCTTTGCGGGAATGATAAAGAAGGAGGTTAACTAATCATTATGGGTAGAGATTTTATGGCTTCAAACAATGTCATCGCGGTGTCCGCCAAGCTGCGGGAAACGGCGATAAATACCGAGCAGACGCTCGATACCACCATGCTCTGGAATATGGCCAGTCTGATAGATATCGATCCGCGCCGGCAGAATAACGATAACGAAGCCCACGGCAAAGAAGAGGTTGATACGATTTATGACCGCGGCAAATTATCGATGTGGCCGGCTGCGCATGATATGGCCCAGCCGCAGAATATCGCCTTCCTGATGGGTTATGGAATGGGAAATGTCGTTTCCACCACGCTGGGCGCAGGAAAAAAACACGTCATTACGCCGATTGCCGGATCAGTGGATTCCAATCGCGATAATCCTTCATTCACGGCTGTGCAGCGCTATGGCAATCAGGTGGCCAAGAGACGCTTCGCCTCGATGTTTGTTGATTCCGTGACGACGAATTTTTCGCGTGATTCTTTTGTCAAAATTTCCGCCAGTGTCAAGGGAACCGGCAAAATAACCGACAACGTCATCAGAGAAACGCTTTCCGCCGCAGGAAATGCCGTATCCCTGACGCTGACCGCCAATGGCGTGCAAGGCGCGGATGCGGCAACCCGTCTGGATAATGTGCATCGCATTCGGGTCCAACTGACGCCCGGCGTGTACACGGAAGTGGCCTATTCCGCGGTCTCCGACGCCGCTCCCGCAGTGATCACGATTACATCGCCCGGCGGAACAGTCACCCCGGTGTCTTATGAAATTCTTTACATCGCAACGGAGACAACCTGGATGACGCTCCCGGCCCGTGTCAACGAATCGCCGCTGGAAATGGCATCGACCATATTCAATGTGGGCGGCACATGGAACGGTACAACGTTTCAAGGTGGACGGTCGCTGACCTCCGAAATAAAATCGCTGGAACACACGTTGAACAACAACGGCGAGGTGCAGTTTGTGCCCGGTGCGGGAGGTCAATACGGCAACAGATACATGCGCGGCGGCAGAATGCAGACAATCAAACTCGACCGTGAATTTCGTGAATTCATCATGCAGCGCCACATAATCGACAACGATACTTTCGGGCTTTATGTCAAGGCTATGGGCGCTCTTTATGATGCCACGTATTACTACCAGGCTGAATACATATTCCCGAGATGCGCGCTTCTCAAAGCGCCGATATCCGTCGATGGGAAACGGCTGGCCGAAGCGGGCGATATCCAGGTGCTGCAAGATGATACCTACGGATCTGCAATTATCATCGTGCAGAATCTGCAAGCGAGTTACGCCGCGTAGCGGAGCGACAGAACAAGGGGTTGCAACCCCTTGTTCAAGAAATAATAAAATCTGTCATTGCCCGGCTCGGAGACTGGCGAATGCCGGTTGACCGGGCAATCCAGGAAACAAAAAAAACGGGAGGAGAAAAGACAATGCCAAGAATATTATCAGACGAACCATGTGAAGTAACATTCGACGACAATATTGCCGGAGGAAAAATTAAAATAAGATACCGGATGCCGACCACGGAAGAACGCATCAAATATTCCAATTCCCAGGTGAACCGGTCCGGCCGGAAAATAGAATCCATCATAGGCGATACGCGCCAGAAGTTTGGCAAGATAATCCTTGCCGGAATTACCGATGGTGATTTTATGAAGGCCGGAAATAAACCGCTATCTTCAAACGAGGCTTCTCCAAATTATGACGCCGGGTGGAAAGAGATTGTCGCCAAATACGCGCCGGATGTTATCGCCATGCTGGCGATGCACGTTTTCGAGAATGCGCTAATCCTGGGCGACGGGAATGATGAACAAGAAGACGAGGACCCTACCTAGCGGATCTGGACACGATCCGCAAAGGGCTGAAGGTTTGCGATGAAAAGCAAATCGAAAAATGCAGTAACGAATTCGGCGACAATCTGGAGTGGACATGCAGCAGAGGCAAATGCGGGAAAGTAAGGGCAAGAGAGTTTTGCGATTATACAATGAAAATATTCCGGATCAGACTTCTGCGCATGGCCGGATATCCCTTTACAGCCAACGATCTGACCATGCAGGAATGGGAAGATCTGGGAGACCTGGAACAAAGTATTAAGTAAAAAAAGTTTAGCGCTTAAAACTTAAACCCGGAGCGACCGCAGGGAGCGACTATGTCTAATCAAAACACAATATCCGTCCAGCTAACCGTCAAAGACGACGGCAGCGTCGTCATGAAGCAATTCGGCCGGACAACCGAAGAGGAGATGGGCAAGGCCGGTAATTCCGCAAAAAAAACAACCAGCTCTTTCGATACGCTCAAATCCTCTTATCTGGACATGGCCGCCAAAGCCGCCACGGCCTATATGGCCATTCAAAAAGCAATGGAATATATGGATAAGGGTGCAAAGGCGTCGCAGGCGGAAGCTTCTTTCCGCACGCTGGCGGCGTCGTCGGGCGAGTCCGCAGATCAGATCATCGCCAACATGAAGCGCGCCACAAACTCGACCATTGATGACAGCCAGATGATGCAGAAAGCCAGCAAGGCCATGATGCTGGAATTTACTGGCGACCAAATCGAAAAAATGTCTGAAATGGCCAGAATTGGCGCAAGAACGACCGGCGAAAATGTGAGTCAGGTTTTTGATGTGATTGTGGACGGCATCAGTACAAACATGCCGAGAGCGTTGAAACGATACGGTGTGATCACAAAAGAGCAAATGGGTACTATAAGTCAGGCGATGGCCGAAGGCGTTGAGGATGTTAATTTGTTCAGCGTAGCCCAGGCCAACCTTGCGGATCAGCAGGCCAAGATGGGGCCGCTTTTTGAAAACGAAGCTGAAAAATTGCAGCAGTTCCGGGCAGAGATCGAAGATACAAAAGAAAGCGTCGGCAAGTTATTGTTACTGATTGAAGGCTTTACGCTTGATAAAATATCAAAGGTTACCGGCATGTATGCGTCAGCAGCCGCAAGCATGGCCACGGGGAGTTTAGAGCCGTTTCGATCTTGGCAGGTTGATCTGAGCGCCGATGAAGTTGGCCTTGAGGAAGCGCAGAAGGAACGGGATAGATATAATGCCAGACTAAAAGCAGCGCAGCAGGGCAAGCAGGACACAGGTTTATCGAAGCTGGGAGATGTCGCCCGGGAAAAAGCCGATCTGGAAACGATGCAGGCGCTGAATAAGGATTACTTCGCATCGCGGGAAACGCAAATCAAAGCGATGGGAGAATTTAAAAAGGCCACAGGAGAAGACGAATATAAAATTGCCGGCGACTCGTTGAAAAAGCAGGAAGAGTTAAACGCCGAATATTACACGCGCATGAAGCAGGAAATCGAATCCGCAGCCGCCGTCCGCTCCAAGTCTGATCGTGACAAGATTTCCGATGCCGTATTTACAGCGCAGCAAATGCAGGCGCTGGATGAGGCAACAACAAACAAGGCCAAAGCATTAATCCAGCAAAGGACGATTGCTTCCGTCCAGGCCGCGCAAAACGATATTAAAAATTTAACCTCGCGCCTGAGCGAGTATCAAACGTATTATGATTCGCTGAAAGCGATGATGGATAAAAATACCGCCGATGAAAAGGCGCACCAGGAAGAGTTGCAAACGCTGCGCCAGCAAAGTATAGATCTCGAAAAATCCACGGCCTCCCTGATTGCCGGGATAAAGGGACCGGACCAGTCACTGTCCGCGCAGCAGCAATATGAAAACGCCCGGTCGGCGCTTAATGCTCAATATGGCAATGCGCTTAATCTTTCCGGGCAGGATGAAATCAAAGCGCTGGAAGCTTATAAACAGGCCGTGGCGGCGCTTCAACAGCAATATGCCAAAGGCATTCCGGGCGTGGCTGATATTTTTGGCAAGGCCGGAGATATTTTATCCGCCAAAACCATCGCGGAAGACGCCCTCTCCGACATCGAGCGCGCTACGCAGAATCAGAAAAATGCCCTCGCGGAATTGACGGCTGAAAAACAGAACCAAATCGCCGTCGATCAGCTTGCGGGACAGCAATTACAAGAGGAAGCCATTAAATCCCAGGGCGAAATCGAAAAATTAAAAACCCTGATGGCCGATCTATCCGCGCAGATTCAGGGAATGCAGAAAACAATTGAGCTAACCGGCATCGATAATGTGTCGGGCGTTGTGAACAGCATCATGGCGCGAATGGAAGCGCTTCACGCACTGGCCGCGCAACCTATCAACATAGGCGGCGGTAGTAGTAGCGGATACAGCAGCCTTAGCGCCGGCAGCGATGGATTTACGGATATACCTTTCACCCTTGGTTCGGGTGTGATCGATTCCTACGCCTCCGGTACTGATTACGTGCCGCGCACCGGCAATTATCAATTGCACCAAGGCGAAGCGGTGATTCCGGCGGCTCAGAACAATAACAGCCGGAGCATGAGTATCGGCGCGTTGCATATAAATATACCGGCCAACGCCGCGCCGCAAAGCAAAGAAGACTGGCGCGCGATTACACGTAATTACATTGTGCCGGAGCTGAGAAAACTCAACGCATAACTTGTCATTCCCGCGGAGGCGGGAATCCAGGAGTTCTATTTCAGATGAGCAAGATCATATTTACCAAAGGCGCGAGCACTTTTACCTTCAGCAAAGGGCGCAAATTTATAATTGACGATCCTGATCAGGTCAATGTACCGGTGGATTACAGCGACGGGAGACAACTGTATGCCTATAATAAAGGAGTTGCCGAAAAATTCTGGAATCTGGTTTATGAAAAATTATCCGCCGCGGATTACTCTAATTTTCGCACATGGCTTTTAACCACAGTCGTCGGCCCGACCAATACGTTTACGATGACAGATGAAAACGGCGCAACGCATACCGTCCGCCTTATGGACACTAAAAATCCGCTCGCCGCCGATGGCGAAGATGCCACCGGTTTTTTATATTCCGGGACTATACATTTAAGGGAGGAAATAATATGAACGAGATGCAATTATACAAACTTTTGCAGGATCATGTCGGGGTGCTCAATGCCCTCGTTGTTGCTCTTTATAACGGCCAGGTCACTGCCGCCGATGCCGCAGCACAGGCCCAAAAAAAAATTGAGCAAACGTTGGCGGGGATCAAAGCGAATAACTAGATAAAAACAGAGAATAAATAATGAGAGAGTTTTCTACAGCGTTTGACGCCGAAAAAAACAGGCGCGCGGATGGACCGGCGCCGATTAATCTGCTAACCTTCGGCTTTGCCACACCGGTATATTTGTCCGACCGGGATATTACGCCTGCGAACGGATCGGCACATCTGGGGCTGGTTAAAACATGGGGGTTTATCGATTCGAGTATTTCTCAGACTCCCGGCAGCGGTATACTCGGCACGATTGAAATCGCTGATCTGCAATTAACAATTATAAACTCTACGACACCGCGATTCAGTGATAATTTTACCGTCTCCAATCCACCGGAAAATGTCACGGTCTCGCTGTATCAATGGTTCGCTCCGCTGCAGGATTCGGAAAAGGAATTAATCTTTAAAGGTATTATTTACGGCCAGCCGGAATGGGATGAATATGTCTGCACCATAACAGTTCGCGGCATCCTCCAAAAATACAATTGCAAAATTGGCGAAGATAAAATTATTTATGCCGATGGCTATCCTGATGCGGATCCGGACGAATACGGGAAAATGGGCAACATTATATATGGTGACTTAAAAGACGTCCCCTGTCATGCCATCGTCTCCGGTGATGTTAATAGCCTTATCGATGATATTACGGAATCACAGACCAGCATTGAGTTATCCGATGCTTCGTATTTTCCCCCCAGCGGCATCATCGGTATTGATGCGGAAAAAATTTCGTATACAGGTAATAGCGGAAATGTATTGACCGGCTGCACCCGCGGGTACAATAGCACGACGGCGGTGACTCATCTGGCTGGATCGGCTGTGTGGGAAGAATTAACATTGTTTGTGTATCAAATCGCCTGTCACCCCGTTAATTTAATCGGCGACATTTTTTGTGATGGGGTAAGAATTACCTCCATGTGCACTAAATATACCGGACAATCCGGCAATGAATTGACCGGTTGGGAGGGCAAAGCGGTCTTTACAGTGCCATCAAAATTGACCCGTCAACAAGCAATCGATTTGTTGATCAATGACGGAATCACGATTCATGACGCTATTGCCGTGGTGGATACGATTGCGGTGATCGACGGAATATCGATATCGGATGCAATCGCAGTATCCGACACCATTGGCGTCAGCACGGGAAGCCACTATCATACGGCGGGGCTGGTAATATATTCCTGGCAGTTTGATTCAGTGGTTGCTTATAGCGGGTCCGTAGTTTACGGGGAACTGCTCATTGATCAAAATTTACAGACGCAAGGTGATTTGTATTCTACAAATGGTGCAGCAAAAGTCACTAAATCAATATATGCGGCTCCAGGCGGGATTCCCTATCAATTTAGAGTATGTTTGCGTACCGGTAGCGATATTAACGGTAAAACCATCACAGCAGAATTTCGAGACACTACAGGATATGATGATGCCAACGCAGTCGTTGCCTGTAATACCATCAACACGACGGTTAAATCAGACTGGACTACCTGCGGAAGTCACTCGAATACATGGGAGCTGTTTAATAATCTATATGGGATAGTATCGCATAATGATACCGGTGGCACTAATGCACATCATTATGTCTGTGAGGTGTGGGTTGAAGTATCATTTTATCCGAATACAAATAACAGCGCCGCCACCGGCGTGGCTAAAACCGGATCGGCATCCAAATCAGGCACCGTCAGTAGATCGGGTGCTGTCACCAAATCAGGTGCGGCATCCAAATCGGGCACGGTTACCCGCGAAGGCGAAGTAACGTTAAGTGGAAATTCCGTGGCCGATGTTCGCGTCGGACAATTGATAACCGCTCATGTACAAGGTTACAGGGATGATATATCCGGTACTTATACCGGCACGCCTAATGCGCTGATCGAACGGCCAGACCATATATTTAAGCACATCTGGTCGATTTTGATGGGTGCTCCTTTTAATGATATTGACACAACATCGTTTGATGCTTCGGGCGCATTTTATGCGGCCAATACCTATAAATTCGCAAAACTGATTAACGAGCCGGTACAGGCGGTTGACCTGCTCACAAGTCTGGCTCTACAATGCCGGTCGCGTTTTATCGTGAGTTCGGAAGGGAAAGCTAAATTACTGGTTCGCCAACTGAATCAATCCAGCAGTCATTCAGTCGTTAAAAATGAGATCAAGTATGATTCTATGTCGGTTAAACGCAGTCTGACAGATGAAATCATTAACCTGTTTTATATTAATTGCGACCTGGATTTAACCCTTAGCCCAAACGACCCGATATCATACAAATATAATCTAAAATTCACGGATGCAACATCAATTACCCGCTATGGGCAGCGCACATGGCAGGGCGCGTCTGATATATTTTGTTTCGATGCGGTCAGAGATACGGCCATGTGCGTAAATGTGGGGAATTTTCTCCTAGCCTATCATTGCCGCGCGCGTAATATGCCACATTTCGGAGTGTTTCTCGATAACCTCGAAATCGAACCCGGTGACATTATCGACATTACACATCCTCTGGATGCCATGACTAATTTTGTCGCCGAGGTTCTGAAAGTTGTCCATCACCTCGGCAACGCTACGCAGATTGACTGGCTGGAAATAACCGGTATCGAAAATACAACATAACAAACAATTTAATCAATGGAGGATCAATAAAAAGTTTTCCACCATACAAACATCCGGGCATTATTTAATGGGTTTAAGATCAAGGTTGTCAGCACAAGATATAATGCCAATAGAGCAAATAAGGCTAAAAAGGTAAACGAACTACTTATCAGTAACTTTTAAGGGGTAAAAAGCCGATTGGCGGCGGGGATAATCAAATGAACCTTGATACAATCAAATGATTTTGGGAAGTCATTTAACGCGTCCTTCCCCCC